GTATCAACAAGAGTCTTCGGAAATGGAAGTGCTGATATGGAACATCGTGCTGTCGTTTGCGTCCGCGGCAGCACTGCTTTGGGTCAAGTCGATGCACGACGAGCTCAAGCGCGTGTCTATTTTGCTAAGCAAGACGCGCGAAGAGAACGCCGAGAAGTACGTTACCCGGGCGGATGTCCACAGCGATATCAACCGGGTGCTTGTTCGGCTGGACAGGCTTGACGAGAAGTTGGATGCCTTTATAAAGGAGCAGCGCAGTGCCCTCTCATAAGAAGCCCGCGAAAGTGGAAAAGGTCATGCATGAGTTCAAGACCGGGGCACTGAAGTCCTCGTCTGGCCAGAAGGTGACCAATCGCAAACAAGCAGTGGCCATCGCCTTGAGCGAGGCCGGTATGTCCAAACCAGCCAAGAAAGGCGGCAAGAAATGATGAACGGCAACTACAAGAAGGGCGGCTTGGCCAAGCGTGGCCAGGGCATCGCCGTCAAGGGCTTCAAGGACGGCGGCATGGTTATGAAGGGCGTGCCCAAGGGGGGCAAGATCTCTGCCTCTGGCGCTGACACGGCTGGCCCCCAGGGCAAGACCATGAGCGAGCCGGTCAAGAAGGCTTCTACTGGTGACGTGGTGCAAGTCCGCGGCGTGGGCGCCGCTCGCGCTCGCAAGGCAACCATCTACTAAATCATGGCTACATCGGGCACGTCGAGCTTCAATCTGGAGTTCGATGACATCATCACCGAAGCGTACGAACGCTGCGGCTATGAGAATCGGGACGGTTACGACATGAAGACCGCCCTGCGCTCGATCAACCTCATGTTTGCGGAGTGGGCCAACCGCGGCTTGAACCTGTGGACCATTGAGCAGCGGCAGATCTCTTTGATTGCGGGCCAGTACGAGTACACGCTCCCGGACGACACGGTGGACGCCTTGTCCGCGGTCATCCGCACCAATGCGGGCACATCGAACCAGCAGGACATCACGATTGACCGGATTGGTTACGCGGAGTACATCCACGTTCCCAACAAAAACACGCAGTCCCGCCCGGCGCAGTACTTTGTGCAGCGCACGGCCCCCGCAAAGTTGTTTTTGTACCCGGCACCTGATGCAACCACGACGTACGCCTTCCGGTACTACGCCATTCGCCGCATCCAGGACACTGGGGCTTACACGAACACGGCCGACATTTCGTTCCGGTTCTTGCCGTGCTTGATCGCGGGCCTCGCCTACTATCTGGCCATCAAGAAGGCCCCAGATCGCATACAGATTCTTAAGTCGTTCTACGAGGAAGAGTTCTTTCGGGCTGCTTCGGAGGACCGTGAGCGGTCTAGCTACTTCGCCGTTCCGACCTACACGACGAGGTAAGCATGGGCGCGGGCTACGCATCAGGCAAGTTCGCGATTGCGCTGTGCGACCAGTGTGGCCAGCGGTTCAAGCTCAACTCGCTGATCAAGGACTGGAAGGGCTTCAAGGTCTGTGATGAGTGCTACGAGCCTAAGCACCCGCAGCTTGAGCCCAAGCGGACAATTACCGAGCCGCAGGCCTTGTATCAGCCCCGTCCTGAAGCGACAATGGGCGTGACGGTGTTCGTAGGGTTCACTGTGGACACTTCATTTGCTAGCATCGGCATGATGCCAATGCCCTATGCCAAGCCTTTGTGGGCGGACGCAATTCTTGGATCGGTTCAGACGAGCATCACATGAACTACGCTCAACTCACTGCAGCGATCATCGCGTACACCGAGAACCAGGACACGTCCTTTGCGGCGCAGATTCCTACGTTCGTGCAGCAGGCTGAGCAGCGCATCTACAACACGGTCCAGCTGGCCAACTTGCGAAAAAACGTCACGGGCACGCTGTCAGCGAGCAACAAATACTTGGCTTGCCCCGGTGATTTTTTGTCTACCTACTCTTTGGCGGTTGTTGACAACACCGGGGCATACACATATCTGCAGAACAAGGATGTCAACTTCATTCGGCAGGTCTACCCAAATCCTACGTACACGGCGCTGCCCAAGTACTATGCCCTTTTCGGCCCGTTGTCTACCAACGAGGACGAGTTGACTTTTATTTTGGGTCCGACGCCTGATGCTGCCTACACGGTGGAGCTGCATTATTATTACTACCCCGAATCAATTACGGTGGCCGCCAACGGCCAGACGTGGCTGGGTGACAACTTTGATTCAGCTCTTCTTTATGGTTCTTTGGTAGAGGCTTACACCTACATGAAGGGCGAGGCCGATTTGATGGGCTTCTACAACCAGAAATATGTAGAGGCGCTGGCCCTCTTGAAGAACCTGGGGGATGCCAAGCAGCGAGGCGATGCCTATCGCGATGGCCAAGTCAAGTTGAAGGTGCAGTGACGTGATTACCGCGGGCTTGACCAACAGTTTTAAGGAGCAGCTCCTGCTGGGCCAGCACGATCTTGAGACAGATACGCTCAAGATTGCGTTGTATACGGCGCAGGCCGTTTTGGGCCCGGGCACCCTGGTTTACACCTCCGTGGAGGAGGTTTCTGGGGCAGGGTACACCGCGGGCGGCGAAGTCTTGGTCAATGTTTCGGTCAACCAGAGCAACGGAATCGCGTATGCTTCGTTTGACAACCCCACTTGGATTGCCGCTACGTTTGCCACCCGCGGCGCGTTGATTTACAACGCTTCAAAGGCCAATAAATCAATTGCAGTTCTGAATTTTGGCATTGACCAGACCATGTTGAGCCAGGGCTTCCAGATTCAGCTTCCTCCCAACAACCCTGACGCGGCAATCATCCGCATTGCATAGGAGTCATCATGTCCCAAATTGAAAAGGCCAAGGCCCAAGACATCGTCACCAGCGGCCTGATCGCTGGCACCCATTCACCCGAGCAGGCAACTGCCACGGGCAAGTACACCTTTGAGTGCTACGACAAGGATGGAAACCTCAAGTGGACCGCCGAGACGGAAAACCTTGTGGTCAACGTCGGTCTTCAGTACATGGCAGGCGTTGCCCTGACCTCCACCACGCAGATCACCACTTGGTATATCGGCCTGTGGGGTGCGGCTGCATCTAACGCGCCCGCTGCCGGTGACACGATGGCTTCGCACATCGGTTGGACTGAGGTTACGCCTTACTCCAACGCCACCCGTCCGACCGCAACCTTCGCGGCGGCAACCAATGCCAACCCCTCTGTGGTGACCAACAGCGCAAGTCCTGCGTCCTTCACCATCAACGCGACGCAAACGGTGGGCGGTGCGTTCCTGACCTCCAACGATACCAAGGGCGGCTCCACTGGCACGCTGTTTTCGGGCTCGGACTTTTCCTCTCCTGGTGACCGCAGTGTGGTGTCCGGTGATACATTGAATGTATCGTATACCCTGAGTCTTGCCGGTTAATTTTGGAGTGGGCGATGATCAAGATCGACTTTGAGTTCGACACTCCTCACGGCATGTTCCGTGACGCCCTGCATCTGCCTGAAGATCACACCTTCTCTGAGGCTGAAATCCAGGCGATGAAGGAACAGCGCCGAGACAACTGGATCGCCATCGTTACTGCCCCGCCCGTCGAAGAAACTCCTGCCCAGGAGTAAACCGTGGCCGACAGGTATTGGGTTGGCGGGACTGCGAGTTGGGACGGCACCGCAGGCACTAAGTGGGCCACCACATCCGGGGGAGCCGGAGGTGCGTCTGTTCCCACCAGTGCTGACGATGTGTTCTTCACAAATCTGTCCACTGGCACTTGCACCATTTCTACCGGGAATACAGGTGCGAAGTCCATCAACTGCACCGGGTTTACGGGAACTATTGCCGGTAGCGCGGCCATCACCGTATCGGGTAGCGTCACGCTTGTGGCCGGGATGACGGTTACTTATAGCGGGACAATAACATTTAATGCGACGGGTACGCTCACGACCGCCGGGAAAACAATTGGGCCAATAACAATTAGCGGCTCAGGCATTACCACCACTCTTGGTGATGCGCTGACATCTTCAGGTTTTTTGACTGTTACGCAAGGTACTTTTACTACAAACAACTATGCAGTAACTGCACAAGCACTATCTTCTGGCAACAGCAATACAAGAACAATAAATTTTGGAAGTAGTACAATTACTTTAACTAATGCAAATGGAATTGTTGCAGGGACAAACACTAATTTAACATTTAACGCCGGAACATCACAGATTAATCTTACGGCGTCTGATACTAGCATTACAGGCGGCGCTGCAAGTGGAACGGGTCTAACTTTTTACAATGTTGCATTTACAAGTACAACTTCGGGAACAAACTCAATAGTTGCAATTAACACATTTAATAACTTAACCATTACTGCCCGCTCTACTGCCGGTGTAACTGAAGTCACTTTCAATTCCCGCCAAACCATCAACGGCACGCTGTCCACCACTGGCACAGCAGGCAACCGGCGCGTGTGGTTCCGTGGAGCAACCTACGGCCTTGCTCAAACCCTCACGATCAACAGCGCCCCAAGTCTGACCGACGCAGACTTCCGCGACATCTACGTCATCGGCACTGCTGCGCCCATCTCGGGCACTCGGATTGGAGACTTGCGCGGTATTCGCGGCATCACAGCATCCACGCCCAAGACGGTGTATTGGAACCTTGCGGGGACACAGAACTGGTCTGCTAACGGGTGGGCTACAACCTCGACGGGAACGCCCTCCACCGACAACTTCCCGCTTGCTCAGGATACGGCCACGTTCACCAACGCAGGTTCGGTGACCGGCACGATCACTATGAACGCCGCTATCCCCTACACGGGGACGGTGGATATGTCTGGTCGCACAAGTGCCATGACAATTTTTGTCAATGACTTCACGCTTTACGGTGATTGGAAGTTTGGTTCTGGAGTTACGCAAACCGCAATTGCAACTACTTTAACTTTTTCTGGGCGAAACACACAGACCATTACCAGTGCAGGTAAAACTTTTTCTGCTATTACGATCACCGTTGACTCCTACGGCGGCACAGTTGAACTTGCTGATGCGCTGAACATTGGAACAAGATTTATCACCATCACAAACGGCACGTTTGATACCAAGAACTTCAACGTCACTGCCAGTTATTTGTTATCTAGCAACAGCAACGTCAGAACGATTAATTTTGGGTCAAGTACGGTAACATTGTCGGATACCGCAAACACATCTTTTGCGACCATTACAAATCTTACATTTAACGCCGGTACATCAACAATTATTTTGTCTGGAAGTTCAACAGGAACAATACTAAGCAGTGGTGGCTTGACGTTTTACAATGTAACTTTGTCATCAACAACTAGCGGCAATAGTCCTGTAATTTCAGGTAATAACACATTTAATAATTTTACTGTTACTGCGCCTGCTGCCGCCGGTTTAATCGGGATGCGTTTTTCAGGCAACAATATCATCACCGGCACCCTAACCGTCGCCGGGGCCACAGCAGTACGCCGCATCTTCCTTCGCTCCGACACCCTTGGCACTACCCGTACGCTGACCGTAGCCACTCTCAGCGCAACTGACTGCGACTTCCGCGACATCACGATTGCCGGGGCTGCTGCCGGATCATCGCCTACCCGTGCAGGCAACTGCGGTGGGAACACGGGCATCACGTTCCCTGCTGCAAAGACGGTCTATTGGAACCTCGCAGGCACTCAGAACTGGAGTGCTACTGCTTGGGCGCCGGGGTCTGGTGGTACACCTGACATCAACAACTTCCCGTTGGCTCAAGATACTGCTGTGATTGACAACACCGGTAGCGCGGGCACGATTACGACCAACGCAGCATGGAACATTGGCACATTAAATATGTCAGGCAGAACTTCTGCCTGCACGATTGATTGGTCAAATTCCGGCCCCTTCTACCACGGTAATGTTTTGCTAGGAAGTGGCGTCACACCCGGGACAACAGGTGCGCCAACATTCGCGGGTCGTGGAACGCAAACCATTACCAGTGGTGGCAACACATGGAGTGGGGCCATAACCATCGATTCCGCAACGGGCACAGTCCAACTGGCAGACGCTCTAACGCTAATTGCCGCACGAACCCTGACCCTTACTAGCGGCACGTTTGATGCGGTGACGTACAACGTGACGACGGGGTTGTTTGTAATTGGAAATTATGTTGCACCAAACCTTAGAACATTAAAAATGGGGTCCGGTACCTGGACTTTATCTGGAGTCGGCACTGTTTTTAATTTTGGCGCATCCTCTAACTTAACTTTGTATAAAGGCACTGCCAATATAGTGCTGTCTGATACAAGCAATTCCTCACGAACTTTTGATGGAAGTGGGTTTTCATTTAACAAACTTACCATCGGTGGCACAACAGGAATATCAACCCTAACTATTAACGGCAGCAACCAATTCACTGAACTTGCCTCCACTAAGACCGTAGCCCACACAATCGCTCTTGGCACTACAACGCAGACCTTTGGTAAATGGACGGTGACGGGAACGGCAGGCAACGTCGTCACGCTTACTGGAACCGGCACAAGCCACGTTCTTGCAGGCGCGGCTACTTCAGGCATCGACTACCTTGCGATGGGGTCGATTGGCTTTTCGTCTACAAGCCCTGGTGAGTTCTACGCCGGAGCAAACAGCACGGGAACTGGCTCCGGCATCACTTTAACCGCAGCACCCGCTGCACGCACGCTCTACTGGGTTGGCGGCACGGGCAACTGGAGCAGCACAACCAAGTGGTCTACATCATCGGGTGGAGGCTCAGGTGCGGCTGTCCCGACAAGCCTTGACAATGTGATCTTTGATGCGGCGTCCAACGCAACAGCGTATACCGCTACGATTGATGCCACAAGCCGATGCAATCAACTGACGATTGCAGGGCCGACATCGGGTAACGTGACGCTTGCGGGATCGTCTACGCTGATCTGCCACGGCAACATCACGCTGCCTGCTACTGGGTTGACTCGGACGTTCACCGGGCCTTTGGTGCTTTCGGGATCGGTTACTGGCGATACCTTGACGACCAATGGGGTTGCGCTTGCATCCCTTATCACAGTCAACGGTGTTGGTTGCGAGTGGACGCTTGGAAGCGCGTTAAATAATGGCTCATCCGATATTTCGGTGGTCAACGGCAATTTGTTGTTAAGCACTTACAACCTTACAGTTGGCGGGCTGTCTTCTAATAACTCCAACTCTAGAACAATCAATCTTGGGTCATCTACGGTAAGTTTAGTTTCAAGCGGCCCTGTTAGTTTTTCATCAACCATAAATTTAACATTTAACGCAAGTACATCTACAATTTCTTGTAGCAGCGTTAGCGCCACATTTAATGGTGCAGGGCTAACATTTAACAATGTGACTTTTACTGGAGCAGATGCAACTTTTTCGATAACAGGTGCTAATACTTTTAACAATTTGTCGTTTACGGGCAGAACTTCTACCGGTGTTTCAACTGCTACGTTTAGTGCCAACCAAACTATCAATGGCACGTTAACAGTAACCGCAGGCACCAACGCCACAATGCGGACAATGCTTCTGTCCAACACAATTGGCACGACTCGCACACTGACCTGCGCGGCCATTGCCGCATTGACCGACATTGACTTCCGCGACATCACCATCGCAGGCGCGGCGGCTCCGGCATCGGGTACTCGGTTGGGTGACTGCAAGGGCAACAGCGGGATTACTTTTGGAGCAGGTGTTACTCGATATTGGAATCTTGCCGGTAGCAACAACTGGTCTGCGACGGGTTGGGCCGCAAGTTCTGGCGGATCGCCTGCTGTTAACAACTTCCCGCTTGCCCAAGATACTGCTGTTTTTGAATCTACAAGCCCCGGAACCGGAACGACGACAACGATCAACGCCAACTGGAACATCGGCACGATTGATATGTCGGCGCGGACAGCCAACACGATGACATTGGCAACGGGATCGACAGCACCGTTTATCTACGGCAACTGGATCAACGGCACGGGCACAACGCTGTCAGGGACTGGAGTGATGACCTTTGCAGGTCGCGGCAGTCAGACTATCACGAGTGCGGGAAGGACGTTTACGCAACCGTTCACAATCAACACTCCAAGCGGTTCAGTTACGTTGCAAGATGCGTTTGCAACTTCAGTCGTTTCATCAAGCGCACTTCTGGTAACGCAAGGG